TCAAGTTCAATTGGGCTTGATGCTCAAAATAAAGCTGAAGAACAAGCAGAAAAACTTATTAAAACATCAGATCAAATTCTTGAAGTTAATAAAGAAAATTTAGAAGAATCTAAAAAAACTTCAGAATTTCTTAAAAAATTAGCAGATGATTTAATTGATGAACAAGACACTAAATATAAGGAAGTAAAAAAACAGCAAGAAGCCGGTTTAAAAATTCCTGGTGATGTAAAGTCGAGTACAAAAGATGATGGTGGAACAGGTTCAATGTTTGACTTTATTCTTGGTGGTTTAGCTAATCTCCTAGGTGTCTCAGTGATGAAAAGAATTGCTTCTAAATTTGGAAGAGCTGTAAAAAGGCCATTTGTTAAATTAGCTGAAAAATTTAAAAGTGCAAAAGAATTAATTAAAAAAAATATTGTTTCCAAAATAACATCAGCTAAAGATGGAGTAAAATCTGTTGCTGAAAAGGTTGGTTCAAAAGCTAAATCAATATTTACATCAGCTAAAGATGGAGTAAAATCTGTTGCTGAAAAAGTTGGTTCAAAAGCTAAATCAATATATAACTCAGCTAAAGATGGAGTAAAATCTGTTGCTGAAAAAGTTGGTTCAAAAGCTAAATCAATATATAACTCAGCTAAAGATGGAGTAAAATCTGTTGCCGAAAAAGTTGGTTCAAAAGCTAAATCAATATATAACTCAGCTAAAGATGGAGTAAAATCTGTTATATCAGGAGCTAAGAAATTATTTTTTTCTCCTAAAGTAACGCTTAAAGCAAACCTTGTTTCAAAAGCAGGCAAATTAGCATCAAGAAGTGTTGTTATGACAGCTATTAAAAAAATTATGGCAAAGTCATTAATAAGTGCTGGTATTAGAAAAGTACCTGTTCTTGGTTTAGCCTTCGCTGCTGTTTCTGGAGCATTTTCATATATGCAAGGAGATACAACAGGGGCAGCTTTAAGTATTGCTTCTGGTGGGGCGGCAATGTTCCCAGTTGTTGGCACGGCTGCTTCAGCTGCAATTGATATTGTTATTATTGCTAGAGATGTTTATCAAGCTGTTTATAATGTGTACCCTGAAAAAGACCCTGATGCCAAAGAAAGACTAGAACATATTAAAGGTTTAATTTTAGCATACTTTAAAGAGAATACAGATGATGAAAAATCAAAAAAAGTAAAATCATCTTCTGAAGAAAACCTAAAAAAGCAAAAAGACGCAAAAGATGCAGCCAAAGCCAAAGAAGAATCAAACAATAAAAAAGCACCAGTACCTCCTCCACCAAAATCTCCTTCTCAATCTCCACAAGGATTTTTTGGAAAATTAGCATCTACTATTGGAAATGCTGCAGGAGCAGCTGGACAAGGTATTCAAAATGTTTGGAATTCTGCTAAAGAAGCAGTCCTTGGAACAAAGGAAGCTCAAGAACGAGAAGCAAGATTTGTTAATAATATCAGAGCTGCCGGAGTTACTGACCCTAAAACAATAGCTAATATTACTGGACAAGTTGCTGCAGAGACTGGGTTTAAGAGAATGACAGAACAGGGTAATGGTCCTAATCCAGCAACAGGCATTGACCCTTATTTTAATAGATACGACCCTCAATATAGTCCTGGTAAAGCCAGAGAACTTGGAAATACCCAACCAGGTGATGGACAAAAATACAAAGGTCGTGGATTTATTCAAATTACCGGTCGTGCTAATTATAGAGATATTGGTAAAAAAATTGGTGTAGACTTAGAGAACAATCCTGATTTGTTGGCAACAAATGAAAATATTGCAGCTCAAGCAACACTCGTGTGGTTAAAAACTCATATTGATCCGACAACAAAAAAATCAGCTATGGATTTAGCTCAAGCAGGAAATACAAAAGCACTTGGTCAGACTATTAATGCTGGACATTCTGGTGCTAATGTAGCATATAATAATGCTGACGGAAGACAAGCAGAAACTAATTCAAGAATGCAAAAATATACTGCAAGTGGTGGACAAGCCCTTCCTACTGTAGATGACTCATTGGCAGGAAAAGCATCTAGTGCTATTGGTGGAGTCTGGGATGGGTTTAAAAGCGCTGTTGGGCTTAAACCAGCAGGAACAATTGATACAGAACATGTTAATAAAGCACTGATGGGAAATATTGGTGCAATGGCAAGAGAATATAATCAAAGAACTAAAAAAACTATCACTATGACTTCTGGTTATAGAAGTACAGCTCAACAAGCTGCCCTTTATGCAGCTGAACTAAAAAAAGATGGTGGAGATGCTGTCAAAGCTGGTAAAAATGTTGCACCTCCTGGAAGGTCTTTCCACGAAAAAGGCTTAGCTGTTGACTTAAATAAATCAGATGTTGGTCCAGTGAATGAAGCTGCCCAAATGGGTTTATTAGCAAAATATGGTTTATATCGTCCATTGAGCAATGAGCCTTGGCACGTTGAGCCAATTGGAGATAGAAAAGGAGCACTTGCAAAAGTTCCTGTTGTGGGAGATGGTGTCAATGCTCCTGCCAGAGATACATCAGCTGCAGCATCAGTTAAGAAAACTTCTCAGAAAGTTCAACCAAAAGGGGATATGACAAAACCAACTGTGTCTGAAGATGAAATTAATAAAGATGTGGATGATTCCGATGATGACAATGATGATACTGCCACTCCAGAAGTTTCTAAAAAACCTAAAGAAGATATAGTAAAACAAGCTTCTGAAGATATTGTTAAATCAACTAAAGAAAAAGACTCATCTATGTCTCAAGATAGAGGACAAACAACAACAAATATTTCTAATAATAATATAAATAGTCCACAAGAAGCTGATCAATATCACCCAAGTGATCTGTTTAGAAGTACCATTTTATAAGGAGTTTCGGTGAGCAAATCAAACAAACAAACAAGTAATTTACCAGATACAACTCAAACATCGAAAACATTTGCTAATGAAAAGTCTCCTTCTGTTTATAGTTTTAGAAATCTTTCACCAAATATGATTATTACATTTACTGCTTGTATTGCAGATAAGTCTAAAAATGCAGAAGATGCAAAAAATAAAAATTTAACATCAGATGAAGCTACGACTCATAAGACACTCGCAGAAAATCTTTTACAAAATAAAAGATCACAAATTGTTATAGGTATGCCTTTACCAAATGCATTTAGTGAAGACCTTAGACACGAATGGGCAAAAGAAACAGGAATAGCAAAAGATGCGGCATCAAAATTAGGTTCTGTATTAGGCAAATACGGTGGCGGAGCTGGAGATGTTGCAATGAAAGCTCTTCAAGAAACGGCAGCAAAATCTGGTACACGTGTACCAGGGGCAGACCCGGGATATTTTCAAAAATATAGTGGAACAGAGTGTAGAACTTTTTCATTTTCTTGGGATTTAATTATAGAATCAGATTTAATGGCTAGAGATATTTTTACTGCAATTAATAATTTCAAGATATATTCTTCTCCAGATCAAGTAATAACAAATGCGATTCTTGAAGCACCAAATTTTTGGTTAATTGATGTGTCCAATCCTAAGCTGAAATCTATTCATTTTCAGCCAGTAGTTATTACTGCTGTAACAGTTGATTATGCTGGTTCTGGTATGATGGATTTATATTTTGATGGAACTCCAAAATATTTAAAATTAACTGTGGCTTGTTCAGAAATTTCGGCAATGACTAAACAATTGTTCGGAAAGGAAAAATATGATCCAACTACTGATTCATTGGATGCCTTAGACGTAGCTTCAACTGGTATGACAAATGCTATAAAGGCTGGGGGAAATTTCATTGAAGACGCGGCTGTAAGTGCGGGCAAAGGAATAACAGGTTTACTTACTCCAGACCCAGCTGCAGACCCAGCTGCAAAATAAGGACTTAAAATGTTTATGACAAATTCTCAATTAGTTTTTCCAACAGAAGAAGTTGGAGGAATTAATATTAAATATTTCGCTGGAGATAAACGTACAAAGGTGTACGATATTCCTGAAGCAAGTGATTTAACTTTTATTACGTACATTCAGATTATTCAAAATCAAACGATAGAATCAATTGCATATGATCTTTATGGTTCTACAAAATACTGGGACTTATTAGTATTGTTAAATAATCGTGACCCATTGTTTGATATGTTTTATAGTGACATATTAATGACAGATTTTTCAGATGAAATTATTAATAGTTATGAATCAAATGTATATAAATCTGTTATTCCTTCAAAAGAAAGAGAAGAACTTTCAGAATTTTGGTTAGAACAAATTACTACTTCTAATGACAATAATAGAGTCTTAAAAATCATTAAACCATTTAAACTTAACGAATTTTTGGTTATAATGAAACAATATGGTTATAAAGGTTAATTATGAAACAAGGATTATTTGACGCCTCGTCCGATTTAAAATTAGTTAAAGTTTTTATCGATGATAATGAAGTATTAAATGAAAATATGCAAGATATTGAGATTCATTGGAATTTTAATAAATTTGAAGTTCAAGCAACAATGATGATCGTTGATAATGCCAATGTAATGAATCTATTCACAGATTTTAAAGAAAAAAAAGTAAAACTACAAGTTACTGATTTATCGGATGTTCATTTTGAAAGAGAATTTCATATTATGCAAATCAAAACAACAAAATTATCAGATGAAAATATAAGAGTCCTAAATATAAATTTAATTGATACTGTTTCTTATATATTAAAAAATACTTTTTATTCAAAAGGTTATTCAAATATTAAATTAAGTGCAATTATTGAAGATATTTTTAGTATTTTCAAAATAGACAGCTCTTATGATACATCAAAAATTAAAAGAAACTTTGCTCAAACAAATACAACATATGAAAACTTTGTAATTCCTGGAGACAGATGTCTTTATGACTTTATTGAGTATCAGCTAAATCAAGAAGGATTTGTTTGGTTTCAACAAAAAAACTCATATGAAATTAAACATATAAAATCTTTATATCCTTCAGCGTCAGAAACAAAGCCAGAAAGGAATTTTTCACAAGATGTTGAAAATCCTAAATATCTTTATAAAATACTAGATGTTACAACAGATTTTAATAATACTTATGACAATTTGAGAGTACCTATAAAAAGCACGTGGGTTTATGATCCTTTAAATAAAAAAATAATCGAAAATAAATCAAATTTATCCGATTTGTACGATGATATGAATATGTCATTATCAAAAGAGCTTTATATTCAAAATACAAATGGTGTTCAGCAGTCATATGATGAAGTTAATAGTGGTGTTGATATGCTTTCAAAAGAAACATTTTTTAATTATATTCAGAATACAACTTTAGAACTATTTGTTCCTGGAGTCCTTGATAATGTTCTATTTGAAAGAAGAGGAGTAAAGATTATTGGTTCTACAATACACACAGAAGAGTTAAAATCTGGAGATGAGATATTAAACGGAGATTATTTGGTTTTATCTATTCACGATAAGATAGCTGGTACAAAAATGATTCAAAAGATTAGTGTAGGAAGAGTAAATAACACAGACAAGAAAAAGGTTTAATATGGAAAAAGAAGCTAAATCAACTCCGACAATAGATGAATTAAAAAGTATTAATAATTTATTTAAAATGTATAGAGGAATTATAGAAGATAATGATTCTCCTAAAAAAGATGGAAGAGTACAAGTAAGAATTTTTGGAATTCATTCACAAGACAAAACTTTAGTTCCTACTTCAACTTTGCCTTGGGCAGAAGTAATGCAATCTTTGGCATTTGGATTTGGAACAGGAATAGGTGAAACATCTATTCCTAGAACAGGCACGTGGGTTCTTGTTATTTTAGATAATGATAATCCAAATCAGCCAATTGTTATAGGCGCAGTTTCAGGAACACCAACACAAGCCGGAGAATATGACTTGCCAGTTGCTTCAAGACTTGGACAGTCAGATGTTAATGACTTGGCAATTCCAGGATATCCTGATAATCATGTAATTGAAACTTTAGCCGGTCATATTATAGAAATTGATGATAGTGCTGGAAATGAAAGAATAAGAATTTGTCACACTAATGGAAATGAAGTTCTATTAAATAATGAAGGCATTCACGTAAGTTCTGTTAAAGATAGAACAGAGTTGACAGCTGGTAAATTTACCGGAACTGTTTTAAATACATTTACAATGAGTGTTACTGGAGCAATACAAATTAATACATCAGAATCAATAAATATTACTTCAAATGGTCCTGCTATTATTAAAACAAATAATGATTTGAATATTTTAGCAAATAGTAATATCAATATAACTTCTAACGCTGATACAAATATATCAGTTGATGGAAACGCAAAACTAAATGTAGTTGGAAATGTTAATTCTGTTATTACTGGACTTCTTGATATTAAAACAACAGGTACATCAAATATTTTTTCTACAGGTGCATCTACTCTGCAATCTTCGGGTGCTGTAAATATAACTTCTGGTGCAGCAATAACTTTAAAATCTGCTTCAAATACAATGGTGATTTAAATGGGATATCAAGACAAAATTAAAGCCGATTTAGACAAACAAATCGCACAATACTCAGCAAAAGCATTGGCAACTATAAATGCAAAATTACCTCCATTAAATGCAGATGGAATTCGTTCTGTTCTGCCTTTAAATAAAATACCAGCAATACCAGGTGTTCCATCAATACCAAGTATTAAAGTTTGTTTACCAGATATTAATGCACTTACTGCTCAAATAAAACATGATATTCCACCAATACCTAGTATCTCTAATGTTACTAAACTTTTGCCAACTTTTAAAACTCCACCACTTTCATCTATTCTTTCTGTACCAACAAAAGAAGATATTTGGAAAATGTTGCCGGTAGATGTTAGAAAAAATATTAATTTAGCACAAACTGATGTAGAAACATTAAAAACTCATTTGGTTTCATCGTTGCCTCCAATTCCACCAATTCCACCAATGCCAGCATTGCAATCTATTGTTAAGACTTTATGCGCTCCACCTCCAGAAGCTCCAGAAGCCAAAACATTAATGCCAACTGTTGTTAAACAAGCAATTGCTGCAATACCAGCAACACTAAAAACTGCAGCTGTTGCAGCTGTTGCAGCTGTTATTAAAACTCCAATGGATGATCAAAATATTAATAAAAAGGCACAGTTAGCTATTATTGGAGAAATAGAAAGACAAAGAATGGTTAATGAAATTATTGTTAAATTGACAGCAATTATTCCTGTGTGTGATGATATTAATGCAAAGATGCAAGATTTCTCAGGAAAAATTTATGTAATGACAGATAAAGCAAATTTAGGAACTGATGAAGCTACGTGGAAAACAACATTAGATGATTTACAAACAAGTGTTCTTGCAGTTTATACAGCATCAGACCCTATTTCTGATGCTGTATCTGGAATATATCACGATTACTGTATTGACCCGAACTCAGTAGATTCCACTGTTAGTCTTTATAATCAAAAAACATCTCCTTTGATGAATTCGGTTGCATCTATTACAAAAAAACTGGGAACTTTTATAAGTTCTACAAATTTGGAGTTTTATAATAATTTGTGTGACTCTGTAATTCCTAATATTCAAAATTCAATAGAAAAATTTGGGTATGCCCAATGGAAAGGATATGACACTGACTTGGATTGGGCTGTTCTGGCAAAAAAATATTGGTCTGTGCTTCAATCCAATGCTACATTTACAGATAGTATAACTAATGAAAGTATTACTGATACATATGTAAATTTATATGCAAGAAAGCACCACGAAGTAATAAACATTACTATTACACGACTTCAAGCAACACTTCCAGATAAATAGGAGAAAAAATGGCAAATATAGTTATTGATGGAAATATGTCTACTGGACACGGGTCTTGGCCAGCTGTTCCAATTCATGCATCTTCTTCTGTTACTTTAAATGGAACAAAACTCGCACTATCAGGAGATAAATATAGTTCTCATACGAACTCTTCTGGTGTAACACACACAATGCCACCAATTGCAGGTACATCATCTGTTACTATAAATGGTTTAAAAATTATTCTTGGTGGTGACCCGATATCTTGTGGAGATACTGCAACATCATCTAGCTCTCTATCAATCAATTAAGGAAACAAAATGGCAACTCCAACATATATAGATTTATTCGTCCCTATTATTCCTGGCTCTGGAACAATTGTTAGTTCTACAAGTTTTACTTTTAAGAATTTTAATAATACTACTAATCTATATGATGGTGTAGTAAATACATTCGATTTACACTTTACAAGTAATACAACAGTTTCACAGGAGTTTAAATTTAATTATTTGGATTTTGGTGTATCATATGAACAAGATAAAATACAAATAATATCTCTACCTGATAAGGGGAAATTATTTTTCGGGGAAAAATTAGTAGCTATTAATGATGAACTAACATTTATTGATTTAACTAGTGATTTATTAAAATTTGTTATTCCTCCTCAATCATATATGATCGATGAATTGTATGATGATATATCTATTAATAATGCGTTACATAATATTTTTTCTACACCATATGGGTCTGTTCCTGGAAAACCTGAATACGGTTCTAAAATTTTTCAAGTGATTTTTAGTCAATTAGATTTTGCAACTGAGGTTTTGTTAAAAAGTTTAATTTCAGAAGAGATTTTAAAATTTGAACCAAGAGTTTTAAAATTTGTTATAGATGTAACAGACGTTCCTGAATATAATAAAATGCTTGTAGAAATCACTTATAATTATAGAATTTTTGAAAAAATAAAAAGTTCAACAGCTAAAATATCTTTGAATCTGTAAAATATTAAATAAATAATTTTAAAATTTTTACTTTAAAATTTTTACTTTAAAATTTTGTCTTTGTTCTATATAAGAGGAGATTTTAAAGTAAAATTTTAAAGTTTAAATATTAAAGTTTTTTATTTTTACTTTAAAATTTTACCTTCATTAATTGCCCATACCTATGGAAAATTCTTATAAATAGATTTAATATTATACAAGGACAAAAAATGGCAGATATTATTCCAACAGTTCCATTTAACTTTGACGAAATCTATTCAACTTTTGTTAATCAATTAGGCAACGATGCTGTGTATGAGGGATCAAATTTAGCTCAATTAATTACTTCTATGAGTTATATGATTTCTATGTTAAATGCAAATACAGCGGCAAATATTAATGAATCATTTCTTCCTATTGCAAGAAAGGATGAAAATGTTCTTGAAGGAGCCAGATTATTTGGTTATGAAGAGCAGAAACAAACAAGTTATCGTTATACACTCGAATTAGTTTTGTTAGCTGATATTTCTGCTTTAACTCCTATTACTATTAAAAAGAATATGCAGATTAAAAATGCTTTGAACAATTACCTCTTATTGGATGATTATATTATTTCTGGAGCTGCTGGTTCTAAAGTTTATATAGAAGTTATTGAAGGAATTCTAAAGTCTTATACAGAATATGACTCTTTAAATTTTACTATTGGTTCAAGAAAAAATACACTTACTGGTGCAATTGAGCCAAACCCAGAAGTAAACATTCCATTTGTTAATGTAGAAGAAGATGGTATTGAGATTTTTGTTTCATATGTAAACAAAAATGGAACTCAAATTATTGATGAAAAATGGACAAAATCTGATTTATTCCTTTTAGATAAAGATTATTTAATGAAAAAAGAATTTTTAAGAAAGGATGATATTAATTATAAAACAGCAAAAATATACTTTTCATATGCTGGTATTGGTAATGTTTTGCCAGTATCTTCTGTTGTAAAAATTAATGCTATTGTAACTCAAGGCATTAATGGAGCAATCGATTTTACACAAAAGATAGAATTTAAAGATTCTGTTTATGGAAATACTGTTTTATTACCTTCTGGAGTTGATCTTAATAAAGCATTTTCTATAACCAATAATACAATATCAGAACCTGATCTAACTAAACAATATCCAAAAATTATTGCACAGGGTTCTGATTCAGAGCCTATCAATAAAATTCAACAAACAGCTCCATTATTCTACAATACTGGAAGTAGAGTTATAACATCATTAGATTATGAAACTTTCTGTAATAGACAATCAAATATATCAGTATCAGAAGTTTGGGGTGGAGATGAAGAATATCCATTGAGACCTGGAGAAGTTTGGCTTTCTCTATTCCCATCTAACAGAACCAGAACTTTTACTGACAGCACAGTTTTAACTGCACCTGTAATTTGGAGCAGATACCTAGATAATCAGACTAATTCATTAAATCTATTTTTAGAGCCGGCCGAAATTTCAAATATCGATTTGAACTTTCCTGGAATTTTCCAAATTTTAGATTATTATAAAATTCCAACATTACAACTTATTCACAGAAATCCTGTAAGTTTAAATTGTGATTTTTCAATTCAAATTCTTAAATATTCTAATCTTAAAACAAAATCGGATGTTCATAATGATGTTTTTAATATTGTAGATGCTTTATTTTATACTGCTTCTGGGTTATATAATGTCCTAGATCAAAATTCTAATTTTTTAGAGCAGTACAATTCAGAATTTTATATGTCAACACTTACACAAAGAATTGAAGCAGCCATCAATGACTCTTCTGGTTTTACTATTTCTATGAAAAATTCTGTTCAAGTTTTGGATGAGCATCTTTCAAAAGAAAGTATAACTGCATATAAGACTTATAGTAAAGCAAATGCATCGTTCTTTTTAAATTTAGAATTTCCTAAAGAAGGAATTTTAGGAACAAATGGTTATCTTTTAACAGATAGACTTCCAAATATTGATTATCCGACTTTTTCAATTGGTACTTCACATATTGTTTCTGGTGCTTTGGCAGTCGATTGGACAGGGAAAACTTCAACAGATTATAGATACACTGATTATATTTATGCTGATATTAAATTAGGTACTGCTGTTGTTGGAAAATATGAATTGTTCAATGATTATAGAAGAAAAATTGTTATTACTCTTTTCTTTATAGATGACACATTAGATGCAAATGGTGAATTACCAACAGGACAATTTGCAACAACAACTTTAACCAGAACATCTCTTCAAGAGTCATCTGTAGAAATACCAGTAAGTTTTTATACTCCTAACTTTAAAGTACAACACGGGACTATTCCTAGATTGCGCAAGGTAGAGTTCTATGCTTAATGGAATTTTTGAAACAATAACACCAGAATCTATTTTAAATAATCCTCTTTATTCAAAATTAATACCTGTTTTTATTTCTGTTTTAGAAGAAAAATGTAAAATTTCTATAAATATGAATAATACATTTAGAAACACTGATGCAGTTATGATGCAACAATTTATTAAAATGTACGCTGCATCATACTTTAGTGTTCTAAGTAGAATGGAACATTTAAATCTAGTTGGACAGCCAGATTTTCAGTCAGAACAATTTATTGTTCCTAGTATTGAAGAGTTCTTTACTTTTGAGCATATTTCAAATATTAAAAGATTCTCTGAAAACAAAGGTTCTAAAGTTGCTATCGAATATGCAAATAATCTTGTCGAAAGTTTAAATAAAGGAGTTCTTCAGAAAAAATTTCAAGAGTTCTATATAGATGAACTTGGATTATTTTATTTTGGTATTCATGGAAATTTAACTCGGGAAGCTTATGACAGATTTGTAAAACCTTTAGCTCATCCTGTTGGATTTATTTATGACTATATTCAAGGTGGATATATAACAAATAATGATGCTTTTACTGATCATTATGAATTACCTGGAGATTATAATGTAACTAAATGTGAAGTTAATTTCAATAAGTCAAATATTTCAAATATTAATTTATTAGCTAACAATAAAGTTAAGAAAATTATTTCAGAAGATGTTTCAGTATCTAACATCAGTAATATTAGTATTATAGCAGATGGAAAACTTGAGAATGAACGCTGGGTTGTAGTTTATTTTTTAGATGGCTCTTATATTAGAGAAATAACATATCAGAACAATAAAAAATCTTTAAAAATATTTAATAACTTAGATGTTTTAATTACTGACTTCACATTAATAAGTGATGTAGCAGAATTAAATCTTGCTTATATAGTTGATTATTCTAATAATATTGATAAAAATTTGCAGTACGCAACCAAATATGATATCACTAGACAATTGTATGACTATGTATACATAGATTATCAGAAAGTTTCTAGGGTTGGTTATGCTGGTTTAAAAGTAGGCAAAACTATTTTGTCAGATGCTATTATATTAGATGATGTACTTATTGCAGAAAAAGCTCAAAAAACAGCAACTTTTCATATTTGTACTCCTAAAGTTGGTATTGGTACACATTTTACCAGTATTGATAATATAGCTTCTGGAAATTTTGCAACAGATGATCATATAAATATACGAAAGTACGCAACAGAAAATTTATCGATCCAGATAATTAAAACCATTGCTTAAACTAAATCTTAAAACACAAAGGAAATAAAATGAAAGATTCTTACACACAACCAATTAAAGGGTATTTTAAAGTAGAAAGTTTTGATTATAAAAATAATCTTTTAGAAACTTTTGAAGAGGAAAACTTAATTGTTGATACAGCCAGACCAAACATAGCTGAATTAATTGCAGGAGTTTCATCAGGAGTCCCTATTAATAAATTTGTTATTGGAACAGAAGGTGTTGTTAATAATAATATAGCTGTTGCAAAAAGTATTTCTTCTGGACTTGATTCAACAAGAACTAAACTATTTGCTGAAGAAACTGTTGATGGTGGAACAAGCTATGCTATTACATTCGCTGGTTCTGGAAATAATACTGGAACTAGGGCTGTTTCTCGTGAAGAAGAATTTAATTCTGGTGTAGTAGCTTCTAGTACAACAAAAATTACTACTGCTGTGGTTTCGGGTGTTTCAATAACAGCAAATACAGACACAAAAACTGTAACTTATGTTGTAACTATTCCACCAACCGTGGCTAATTATGGAGATGGTACTAATGGAATTTATTATTCTGAAGCTGGATTTTATGCTGGTACTCGTTTATTTAATATTAAAACATTCCAAGGAATTAAAAAAGATAATACATCTACATTAGTGATTACTTGGACTCTTTCTTTTTAGGTTATAAATACTCCAAAGTAAAACAAAATTAAAACAAAGGGGAAAGTGAACCTATGTCAAACCAAAACTTTAAAGTCAGGAAAGGAATAGATGCTGGAGATATTGTCAATGCTCCTGTATTTAACTCAACTGTAACAACTGGAACTGCTCCATTAACTGTAGCATCTACTACTGTTGTAACTAATTTAAATGCTAACTTACTGGGCGGCTATCAAGCATCGGCATTGCCAATATCTACTGCAACTCAATCTGCTCTTAATTTAAAATCAACTATTGCTTCACCAACATTCACTGGGCAGGTGACTGTTCCAGAAGGAACAGCTTCTGCTCCAGGATTAACATTTACAAATGATGGAGCACCAGATACTGGGTTGTACCATATTGCAGATGGCTCTTTTGGCGCTACTTGTAATACTCAGCCTGTAGCAACTTTTACAACATCTGGTGTAAACTTACTTCTAACACCAACTGCTCCAACTGCTACAGCAGGAACAAGCACTACTCAGTTGGCTACTACTGCTTTTGTTACAACAGCTGATAACTTGAAAGCTAATAATTCAGATTTGTTAATGGCTATCGGTAATATTAATGCTCCACTATTGGATATGCCTTTAAAAAATTCATTAGCTATGAAATCTGGTGTTGGTAGTGCTACATTCACAAGAACTTCTACTGCTACATATATTGATAGATATGGTGTTCTACAAACTTCCGCTGTAGATACTCCAAGATTTGAAAAAGAAGGGTATCTGAATGAGGGTGCTAGTACAAACTTACTTTTACAATCAAATAATATGATGACATTCCCATGGAGCAGTGGTTTAGGTGGATATGTAACGCAGACTACTGATAATAGTACAGTACCCTTTTCATCTGATGTAGCAATAGGGTTAAATGTGACTAAGTTTATTGCTACTTCAACACCAAATATACGATTTTCAAGTCAAGCACTAAACCTAACTTCTTCAACTACCTACACCGCATCTGTATTTATGTATGTTCCATCTACATATGGCTCAACATTCTCTTTTAAGGTAGATTTTTCTGGCACGGATAATGGAAATACTAATACTTACCCAACTGGGGCATGGGCAAGAGCTACATCTACGCTAACTATAACAACAGGTTCTACTTCAAATGTTGACTTCAACATTTCTATAGATGGTGTGGCCCCAGTAGTCAATGACACTTGGTATTGTGTAGCTCCACAACTAGAAGCTTTACCTTTTGCTTCATCGTATATTCCTACTGTTGCTAGTACTGTCACTAGAGCTGTTGATAATTTTAGTATAACTTCTATAGGTAATTCAAATGGTGTAACTAATAGATTTTCAGAGGAAACATTAATTGTAGACTTTGCAACACTAGGTGGTAGTGAAAACTATTATAGAGCTGTCTTTGAATTTAATGGGCAGACTACTGCATATAGAGCGTTCTATAATACATCAGCATCAAGCATGACACTACAATATGGGTCAGACGCAGTTAGTGGGTCGCAAATTGGCGTAGGTAATGCTACTCTAAATGTAATGACAAGATATTCCCTATCACACAATAATCTTGGAGTTACTAAGTCATATATGAATGGAGTATACAAATACTCAGGAAGTTCAGGAACTTCTAATTCTTTAGTACCAAGTACAGCTATTATAATAGGTTCAAATGTTAGTAATGACGCTGGGAGTAAAACCTATGGACACTACTCGAACTTCCGTATTTATGACAGAGCCTTGACAGCTTATGAGGTAGCACTTGCATAACTTAATAAATAATCAAAAGAAATGGAGATAATAAATGAATTATGTTATTACATATTGTAAAGATACTATAGCTTTTATGAACGAACTTCCTGATAGCTATAAAACAAAAGATATAGATGGAGTTGTAACTGGATGGACTATCCAAACCACCCCAGTTATTAAAAATAAAAATGGTAGTTTAGCAATGTCTATCCTTACAGATGAGGAATTAGCATTTATAGGTACTCTGAAGTCCATACAATCACTTGGTACTTATGAGGAGCTGTTTGCTAATGAAGTATCTCTGGCTTTATATAAATCGGTATATCCATATGATGTACCAGTGAGTTATGTAGATATGGATGGGACTACTAAAGAATACTTAAGACCTCAAAAAATAGGAGAATTCGCACTATGATCGAATATTCACTTGACCAAATAAATGTTATAAAAGTAAGTAAAGACTCAGATACGGGTGCTGCATTTATGCCATCTGGTACAACAGCTCAAAGACCAGCATCTCCTGTTAATGGATATATGAGATATAACTCTGATTTATTAGCAATGGAAGCTTATGTAAATGGAGCTTGGGGTTCAGTTGGTGGTGGAGCAACAGGTGGAGGGACTGACAAAGTATTCAACAATAATGGTTTTACAGTCACTTCAAACTATGTAATTCCTTCTGGAATGTCTGCTGTAACTGTAGGTGATTCAAATGGAAATGTAACAATAAATAGTGGTGTAACAGTCACTGTATCTTCTGGTTCACGATGGGTGGTATTATAATGTCAACAATAAATTCAAATGGAACAATGGTATTTGGAAATACTTTAGGTGGTAGCGTAACAATAGCTCCTGTTAATAATACTTCTGCTAATTATACTTTAACTATTCCTAATGTCAGTGGTTCGGTAGCTTTAGTAGATTCTCAAGCATTTACTGGAACTCCAACTGCTCCAACTGCTACAGCTAGAACAAACAATACTCAGTTGGCTACGACTGCTTATGTAGATGGAAAAATGGTACTTAGCACTTCTGTAGCAACAACAAGTGGAACTTCTATTGACTTTACTGGGATACCTAGTTGGGTTAAGAGAATTACAGTAATGTTTAATGGAGTTAGTACAAATGGAACAAGTGATACAGCAATAAGAGTAGGTACTGCTGGAGGAATAGAATCTACTTCATATGCTGGTGCATGCGGAAACATCGGAGGTTCTGCAAGCTACTCTAATCTATCTACTGGCTTTGAGACAATACAAACTGGATTAGCAACAGTTGTACAGCAAGGACAAGTTGTTATATCAAATATATCAGGAAATATCTGGGTAGCTAATGGAATTATGGGAAGAAGTGATACTAACTTCTTTGGCTTTGTAGCTGGGTCTAAAACTCTATCTGGAACATTAGATAGAATAAGAATTACAACAGTAAATGGAACTGATGCTTTTGATGCTGGTTTAGTTAATATTATGTACGAAGGATAAAAAAATGAGAATAGAAATAGATATAGATGGAAATATAACAGAACATGAAGATGCTCCGATAACTCCTATTACTCCTGAGCAAATACAGCAATTAGCTCAACAAGAAAAGATTGAAGCTTTAGCATCTGTCAAAGTCACTACTACTTCTGGTAACACATTTGACGGAAGAGATATTGACCAACAAAGAATGGTATCAGCAATCTTATCATCAAGTGTTATAAATATTACAGAAACCGAATGGAAACTAGCAGATAATTCTAGGGTTACTGTAACTATAGACGAACTTAAAGAAGCATTGGCATTGAGTATTCAAGCTATTGGCAAAATTGTTATAGGAGAATAAGATGGTAATAATAAGCGGCGATACAGGAATAAATACAATTCAAGATGGTACTGTAACAAGTAGTGATTTAGCGACATCTATTGCTTTAACTGGAACTCCAACTGCTCCAACTGCTACAGCTAGAACAAACAATACTCAGTTGGCTACGACTGCTTATGTAGATGGAAAAATGGTACTTAGCACTTCTGTAGCAACAACAAGTGGAACTTCTATTGACTTTACTGGGATACCTAGTTGGGTTAAGAGAATTACAGTAATGTTTAATGGAGTTAGTACAAATGGAACAAGTATAGTAATAGTACAAATAGGTTCTGGTTCTCTGGTTACAACTGGTTATGCAAGTGGTCACGGTATCGGAGGCGCAGGAACTGCTGGGTATAATTCGACCACTGGTTTTGGGATACTTGCTGGTGCAAGTGCATCACATGTAATTCACGGACATATGACAATAACTTTATTTACAGGAAATACATACACTTCATCTCACACTACTGGATATTCAGATAGTAATTACCATGGTGGAGGTGGAGGTACTGTTACAGCAAATGGAGTAATAGATAGAATTAGACTAACTACCGTAAACGGAACTGACACAGTTGATGCTGGTTCAATAAATATAATGTACGAAGGATAAAAATGAGAATAGAAATAGATATAGATGGAAATATAACAGAACACGCTGATGCTCCAATAGTTCCTATTACACTGGAACAATCACAATATACTAAACTAGCAGAAGTAACAGAAGCATATAATGCTTCTAATCAAAATAATATAGCATATATGGGTACAACATTTCAAGCAGATTACAAATCTCAAGATATGATATCAAAAGTTCTAACAGTTGGAGCAGTTCCATCTGATTTCTATTGGCTAGATATTAGTAATATTAAGGTTCCTATGACATATTCTCAATTACAAGGTTTAGCAGTACTATTACTGGAACGTAATCAAGTAAATTTCGATAATTTACAAGCACAGAAAATATCTATAAATACAGCAACAACTGTATCCAAAGTTCAATCACTTTAAAGGATTAAATATGAGTATAAAACAATATAATGATGCTGGAACTTTTAGCACTACTTTAAGTGCTCAACCAACAGCTAATAGAACTATAACAATACCTGACATTAGTGGCACATTGGCTTTAGTTGATTCTCAAGCATTCACTGGAACACCAACTGCTCCAACTGCTACAGCTGGTACAAGTACAACTCAATTGGCAACTACTGCTTTTGTTACAACAGCTGATAACTTGAAAGCTCCTTTGGCTTCACCAGCTTTTACTGGTGTTCCAACAGCTCCAACTGCTACAGTTGGAGATAATTCTACTCAATTGGCCACTACCGCTTTTGTCACATCTTCGACTACATCTTCAGGTAAAGTTCCACAAAATTCACAAACATTCACTTCAAGCGGAACTTTTACAGTTCCTGCGGGTATTACTAAAGTTATGGTAGTTGGCTGTGGCGGCGGGGGTGGCGGCGGGGGCGCGTCCGATGCAAATTCACCTAATATACACTATGGAGCGGGTGGATCTGGGTCAGAAATAACTCCTAATATTGTCACTGTTACTCCGGGTAATGGGGTAACAGTCACAATAGGTGGAGGTGGAGCCGGAGGCAATAACACCGGTACTAATGGCGGTGATGGGGGCTCATCAGCATTCGGCTCATTAACTTTACAAGGTGGTTATGGCGGTGGTGGCACCGGAGGTGGTGCCGATAATAGTGTTAGTGTAGGTGCACCCGCGAACTCAGGAGCTGGCGGTAGTGGTGGTGGTGGGGCGTCTAGAGGAGGTAGAAGCTCATCATTTCCGGGCGGTGCTGCGGGAAGTGGGGGTGGTGGCGGAGGAGGAGCTTTTGGAGCTGGCGGAGCAGGTGGATCTGGTTCAACTGGTGTATCCGGTTCTGCTAACACAGGTGCCGGAGGCGGGGCTGGTGGGACTGTTAGTGGTGGTGTAGCTGGCGGGGGTGGCGGCTCAGGTAAGATAATAGTTTATTGGTAATGGGAGAAATTAAATGAAAAATTTTGCAGTTGTAGATAATAATATAGTAATAAATGTAATTATAGCAGATGATGACTTTGCACAGATGTATACAGCATCGCCTGACCATATAGGCGAATGTTTTGAGTACTATGAGTCTCATGAAGATGATACATTAGTTGCTAGAATAGGTGATGATTATATTGATGGAAAATTTATAACTCCATCAATAGTACCTATAGTTCCACAAAGTATTACAAGGATTCAGGCAATGAAAGCTATGAAAAATATTGGAATATGGGAAACATTTAAGAATATATTAGCATCTGATCAAGATGCTCAGGATGAATGGGATTTAACTATAGAACTCAATCGTAATAGTGAATTTGTACTAATGCTTATTCCTAAACTTAATTTAACTACTGAGAAGTTCGATGAGTTATTTAATCAGGCATCTTTATTATGAAATCATTTTATGGAGATGTTCAACTCGAAGACCAAAATATTTTGAAAGCTAATATCACTGATAGAAGTTGGATTTTCAAGCTATTGGCAAAATTATAATAGGAGCACAAAATGGTAAAAATAGATGGCAATACAGGAGTTGATACAATTCAAAATGGTATGGTAATGAGTAATGATTTAGCAACATCTATTGCTTTAACAGGAACACCAACTGCTCCAACTGCTACACCTGGTACAAGCACTACTCAGTTGGCTACTACTGCTTTTGTTACAGCTTTAGTATCAGGGGATGTATCTCTTCTATCCGCTAATGGGTATCAAAAACTACCTAGTGGGTTGATTATTCAATGGGCAACATGGGTAGATACTGGATTATGGACTACATTTAACTTTCCAATAGCCTTTCCAAATGCCTGTTTATCATTTTCACACTCTATGGGTAAAATAGGTAGTGAGGTTATATCAAGTTCTGTTACCACTGTTTCTTCATTAACTGCAACTTCATACAGAGTGGGAACATCTGGGGGAAATGGTTGGACAATCAGAATGATAGCTATAGGTTATTAAGAATTAAGGAAATAAAATGAAATACGCAACACTTGACAAAAATGGACTTCCAACAGGTTTTTATTCAGATGACATTCACGAGAATATTCCAACAGATGCTATCGAGATTACAGATGAGCAATGGATTGAATGTATCAATAACTCAGGAGCAAGACAGTTTGTTAATGGCACTTTAGGTTCTTATGTAGCACCTATAACACTAGAACAATCAATCGCCATCCAAGAAAGCACAACAGACACTTATATTCAAAATAAAATAGATGTGTATAATTTAGCAAATGGAGTAAAGTTTAAAAATATTGACTCTTTTGCCAAGTATGCTATAAATACATCAAGTGAATATAATGCTGATGCAATTAAATTTATAGCATACGCTGCAAATATTTGGAAAAGAGTCAGAGAATATCAAAAAAATTCTACAACTATTCTAACAGATGCAGAATTTCAAGCTGTACTTGATGGAGTTTCTTTCTAATGCAAAATGAACTAGGAATGATTAGCTTAAGAATAAAATAAATTTTCTTATAAATAGATTATAATAATATAAGGACTTTTGATGTCATATGTAACACTTGCTAACACAAATACAAATATTCAGAAAAAAGCTGATATTTCTAATGGGACTTGGATTCAAGATAATGAAGATATTACAGAATCTACATTAAATCGCGCAGTAAACACTGTTGCTGATTTTGCTGAGAACATTAAAGATAATGCAATTTATTCTGATCCATCTAAAAAAAATCTAACCACTCAAACTATTAAACAGGATTTAATCCTAACTAATAAACTTAAACCAGCCACAGGTTCAGAAAATGGTATCGTATTTACCGTTGGAGATATTACTGATTTTGCAATGATAACATCCGAAGTTGAAACCACTCAAACTTCTTCAAATCAACGACTAAAAATAAAAGTTGGCAAGGATACAGAAGATGAGTTATGGCTTTCAGTTACTGATAAAAATGCTGTAAAAATAAAATTTAATAACTCATTAGTATCTGGAACAGTTTGGCATGAAGGAAATGATGGTGTAGGTTCTGGTTTAGATGCTGATAAACTTCAAGGATATACTCCTGCTGTAGAAAATACCGCAAATACAGTTGTTCTAAGAAGCTCAACAGGAAGTTTTAATGCAAATGAAATAACAGCATCAAAATTTATAGGTAATGCAACATCACTTTATACAACACTGACACCAGATAAAGGTGGAACTGGTTTAACTTCTTATAATGCAGGGGATTTGCTTTTTGGTAATATAGTAAATTCTGCACCAGTTATTCAAACATTATCAACTCAAAATAAAAATGGTAAATTCTTATCTGTTGCTTCAAATGGCTTACCTATTTGGTCAGAAATTACACTTTCTTCTGGAACATTAGGATTATTAAACGTCACTAATGGAGGAACAGGACTATCAACTCTTGAAAGTAAAATTCTAAAAGGTAATGGCACTTCTCCTTTAAGCTATGCTGATGCAAATGATTTAGTATCAACTATTGGTATAGTCCCTGTACAAAAAGCAAGTAACTTAAATTTAGGCGAATTGGGTTCAGTTCCTATACAACTATCTGCAGGTTCAACAACATTTGTTTCGCCAAATAAAACATCAACTTTAAAAATTCTTACACAGATAGGAAATGGCACAGCTGTAACTAATACAGGGTGGGCTTCTACTAATGGTTCTGGGAATGTTGTTCTAAGTACATCGCCAACATTGGTTTCTCCTATTTTAGGACATGCTTTTGCTGACTCAATAGAGTTAGGTACAGATGGAGCAACACCATCTATTGATTTTCATTCTGGTTCTAATTCTGGAGATTATTCAGCAAGAATAATCTCCACCGGTGGAAATGGAACAGGGACAGCAACACTAAATATTCAAGCTGGTCAAATTCTTATACCAGAAGGAACAGCATCTAAGCCAGGAATAGGATTCCAAAATGATGGAGCAACAGATAGTGGATTATATCATATTTCAGATGGCTCTTTTGGTGTTACCTGTAATGCTATTCCTGTAGCAACTTTTACACCATCTGGAACATCTGTAAATGGAAATTTTACAGCAACTGGTTCAATGTTTGCCAAAAATGCATTATTCACAGCTTCAAATGGTATAACATTACGAAATAATGGAGGAACTCTTGATTATGGAGTTATTCAGCAAGTAAATAGTGGATACTTCCATATTCTTTCCACAAATGTAGGGGATTCAGCAGGGGCTTTTAATGACTTTAGACCATTGGCACTCAATCTTGCTACTGGAGATGTTAGTATTGGAATAAATGCTAATGGTGCAGCAAATTCTAAATTGGTTGCTAATTTAGATAGTACAAGTACAGCAGTTACGGCAACTTATACTGACAACTATACCTCAATTGCTACAACAGCATTTGCAACTCCAAGAACAAGCTCAACTGGAGCATCATTTATCCCTGTTGGAACAACTTTACAAAGACCTTCAGATAATATAAATGGGCTTATTAGATATAACACAGATATTCACGTATATGAAGGATATAATTCAAATTATGCTACTTGGAATCCTTTTGGTGGTGGTGCAGTTGGTGGAGGTCAAGATAAAGTTTTCTATCTTAATGATATTCACGTAACACAGTCATACACTATACCAGACGGACAAAATGCAATGTCTGCTGGACCACTTATTATTGACCCTGATGTTATTATAACAATTCCAACAAATTCAAACTGGTCAATCGTTTAAGGAGATAATTATGTCAACAAGAATAACAGGTAACTCAAGCTCTTCATTACTTCCAGCTGGAAGTGTAATTTACTTTGCTGGTCCAGACGCACCAATAGGATTTTTAATAGCAGACGGTCGCACACTTTCGCGAACAGCTTATGCCGATTTATTTAATAATATTGGAACATGGCATGGGGCTGGAGATGGGACAACAACTTTTAGAATCCCTGATCTTCGTGGAGAATTTATTAGGGGTATTGATAATACTAGAGGTATAGATGTTAATAGAGCGTTTGCTTCTGAACAACTAGACCAATTTGAAACTCATAAGCATAATATTAGTGGTCAAAGTGGTGTTTTAAATGATGTTGTTGCTTTCGCTGATAGTAACACTGATGGAGCTCATTTGGGAACTTGGGGTGGATGGGGATGGGGATGGGCCGGTTGGCTAACATCTGGTCCAAGAGGCGATACATATGTAAATGTACAAGGTCCTAATTCTGGAAAAGCAGGTTCAGAAACTCGTCCAAGAAATATTGCACTTTTGCCTTGTATAAAGATATAAATAAATTATAAAATAAGAAAGGTAAAAAATGGGATTTAAAATTAATTCAGCACGTGGAACACACGAGTTTGTGTGTTCAAACCCTCTAAAGGATTTTAATTTATATTATCCGAACACCAATGGTACTTTATTAACTTCTGATGATTTTATACAACTAGAAAAAGCATTTATATCAGGAAAATACTATACTAAGAGCAATTTAAAAATTGTTTCTGGAACAACAGCTGTTCAAGCTTTTCAAAATATTGTTGGGCGTATAGATGATCAATTCCAACACTCTATTGCTTTTATATATCCTCCTGAAGGTTTTAATATAAACAATTTAGTTGAATTTTTCCCATCTATTCATTTAGTGTATTTTGCTGGAGGAGTTGATGGAAATGATATACTTTTTTGTAGACATACGATTGATTATGCTAACAATCGAGTTATTGTTCAAGTAGGTAACTCAGAACAAAGAGCAAACGGATATGTAAATTACTTAGGAATTTGGAGAAGATAATGGCAGGAACAAAATTAAGCAGTCAAAATGGATCAATAACATTAGTTACAGATAATCCATTAAATGATTTTACGTTAACGTTACCAAATTCAACAGGTACATTATTGACAACCGATCAAGCAAATACTCTTTTTAATACATGGGCAACTAATTCAATTTTATTAGACAATTTAAAATTTGTTTCAGGAACTCATATTATTGATACATCATTTGTATCTCAAATTGGAGTAGTTAATCCATTTCCATATAATACTTTTAAAGTTTATCCACCAGCTGGATTTACTATAAACAATTTAGTTGCTTTTATACCTTCTCATCATTTGGTTTATTTTGCTGGTGGAGTTAATGGTGATGATATTCTTTATTGTAGACATACTGTAGATTATGCTAATGGTTATATTTTGGTTCAAGCAGGTAACTCAGAACAGCGTGCTCCTGGTTATGCAAATTATTTAGGAGTGTGGCAAAAATGAGTTGGATAGAACTAAATACTGAAAATAAAATTATTGGAATTCATTCTGATCGTCCTTCACAGTCAGATTTTGAATTATTTGAAGCAGATGCAACTTTTCAAGATTTGGGTAAAGTATTTAATAAAGAAACTCTTGAAATGTATTTTGATGCTAAATCAGAAAAAGAACTTCAAGAAGAAAAAATACAGAATTATAGAAAATTTTTAAACAAAACACAACATAAGATGGGTATCGATTATGAATTTGATACTGACGAAAATTTAGAAGATTTGATTAAAGCTCGCAAAGAAGCGAGAGATTCTATAAGAAAATACTCAAAGGTTTAAAAATGACAAATAAATATATTCTTGCTGGTGTAAATTATGGCAGAGATTTAAATGCAACTGTTTCGGGAGTAAAAGACTTTCAATACTGGGAATTTGTATCATCTGAAACAGCTGTTAGACATTTGATTAAAAATATTCCAAATGAAGATCAATGGAAGAGTATTGAACTTCTTTGCCAAAAGGTTTTGCAGCCATTACGAGATAAATTTGGTGAGCTTAAAATTTCTTCTGGGTTCAGAACTCCTATTTTATCTGCACTTGTTGGTAGTTCAACTTCTTCTAATCACTGTAGAGGCGAAGCATCAGACATTGAATGTGTTGATGATAAAATAACTAATTTAATGCTTTTAGAATATATTAATAGTAATTTGATTTTTCATGAACTTATTGCAGAGTTCTTTGTTAAAGATGAGCCACATGCTGGTTGGGTTCATGTCGCTTTTAGAAGTAACTCCAAACTTAAAACTTTAAAATTAAAAGATTCAATCCATAATTATTCAAAAGTTTCTCTTGATTATATACAAGATATTTACAAGTAAGTAAATATATCGCCATAAATTTAGTTAAGTGCTTTTTGGTTATAATTACCTTATAAATATATAAAGTCAATATTTAAAGGATATATTTGAAAACAGTTAAAAAAAGAAATGGGGATATAGTCCCATTAGATTTAGAAAAATATCATAAAATGGTAGAATGGGTTTGTGAAGGACTGAATAATGTATCTCCTTCAGAAATTGAAATTAGCTCTAAGATTCAATTTGTAGATGGTGTCAGTACTTCAGATATTCATAAAATAACTACCAAAGCAATTGCTGACTTAATTTCAGAGCGCTCTCCTAATTATCAATATGCTGCGGCAAGATCACTTCTTATGGATATTAGAAAAGAACTTTTTGGAACATTTAAACCAAAACCATTATTAGAAATAGTTAAAAGAAATATTAAAACCAAACATTATGAAAATATTCTTGCTTACTATACAGAAGAAGAAATTAATTATTTGGATTCTAAAATAAACCACGATAAAGATTTTACTTTCACATATTCAGGTTTACGAACAGTAGTTGATAAATTCATTGTTCAAGACAGGGTTACCAATACATTATTAGAATCTCCTCAAATGTTATTTATGCTTGTTCCTGCTATTATGTTTAAAAATGAAAAAGAAGATAGACTTAAACAAGTTGTTTCTTACTATAATGATTTATCAGATTTTTATATTTCTTTACCAAGTCCAATTATGTCAGGCTTAAGAACTCCTATTAAAGGCTATTCAAGCTGTTGTTTGATAGATTCTGACGATACAACAAAATCTTTAACTTCTGCTACTTCTGCAGCTGTAGTAATGACAACTATTAAAGCTGGTATTGGACTTTCCAATTCTAGTATTAGAGGAATAGGTGCTCCAGTTGCCAATGGTACTGTTATTCATACTGGTATTGTTAAGATGCTTCAATGGTTTCAAAGTGCTGTTAAAGCATTTTCTCAGGGTTCTCGAGGTGGTGGAGCAACATCATATCATATGTGTTGGAACTGGGAAATTGAAAAGATTATTAACCTAAAGTCTAATAAGTCAACAGAAGAAAATTCTGCAAAAGGGCTTGATTATGGTATAGGATTCCCTGATTTATTTTTTAAGCGTTTAGAAGAAAACAAAGAATGGACATTATTTAGTTCAGAAGAAACACAAGATTTAATTACTAATTTATATGATACTCAATTATGGGAAAAAACATATATTGATTATGAAAATAAAAAAGGAATTAGAAAGAAAAAAATTTCTGCTCGAGAGTTTTTTAAAGATTATGCTACTCAATATTTTGAAACTGGTAGAATTTATCCTTTATTCGTCTCTACAGCAAATAAAGGCCCTTTAAAATCTGTTATTAAGATGTCAAATTTATGCGCAGAGATTCTTCTTGCAGTAAAACCATTAGAACATCTTTATGATGAAAATGGAGAAATTGCTCTTTGTATTTTAAGTAATATAAATGCAGGAAAATTAAAAAGTATAGATCAATTACCAGATTTAACTTATAAGATACTTAAAGGTCTTGACAATATTATTGATATTCAAGAGTATCCATTACCAGCTGCAGAAAATGCAACTATTAATGCTAGATATGTTGGAGTTGGAACATCTGATTGGGCTCATTATTTAACAAAAAATAAAGTCAGATATAATACTCAAGAAGCACTAGATTTAGCGGAAGAGTTCTCAGAACATATGCAATTCAATTTATTAAAAGCATCTGTAAAACTAGCAAAAGAACGAGGAGAAGCTCCTTGGTTTAGAGAACGATCAAAATATGCAGATGGTTGGTTACCAAACGATGGAAAATGGAGATTTATTTCACACGAAGATTGGGAAGCACTAAGAGCTGATATTATAAAATACGGCTTAAGGAATCTGACTCTTTCTGCTATTCCTCCTGCTGGTACTTCTTCTGATGTATCTGGTTCTACATCTGGAGTTGATATGCCTAGGGATTTCTTAGTTAGTAAGTCATCTAAATATGGACCAGTTAAACAAATTGTTCCGAACTTTAGCAAAGGAAGCTCTTACTATACATTGGCCAAAGAGGTTGATAATTTAAAATATTTAGAAATGATTTCTAAATTTCAATTATATGTGGACCAGTCAATTAGTACAAATGTATGGTGGTCAGCTTCTGATTTTGATAAAGATGGAAACTTTCCAATTGGAAAATTAATTAAAGCTATTGTTACTGCTCATAAATTAGGGTTAAAAACAATGTATTATAGTAACTTTTTAGAAGAGGACGTAAGTCTTGATAAAGTTGATGAAAGCTGTTCTGGTGGTGGCTGTAGTGTTTAATAAAGGACAAAAATGAAATTATATGATTGTGATACAAAAGTAAATTTTAGTCAAGGAAAACTCTTTGACTTTGAGAATGGAGCAAGGAATCTTCAAAGATATGATCGATTTAAGTATAAATTCTTTTATGATCAAGGACAAAAGATGGATTCTCAGTTTTGGAAACCAGGAGAGGTATCTTTATTTAAGGATGTATTAGACTTTAAAAATTTAGATTCTCACGAGGACAGAATATTTACCCTTAATCTTAAAAGACAAGAGATTATTGATTCTCTTCAGGGTAGGGCACCTATTCTAACATTTGGCAGAATTTGTACTCTACCAGAGTTTGAATATTGGGTTACTCGTGTTGGTTTTCAAGAAACAAATCATTCTGATACATATGCTTATATTCTTAAAAATGTTTATACTGATGCAACAAAAGTGTTTGATGACATTCTTGATGATGAGATTATCACTAAACATTCAAGAAATATTGCAAACAAATATGAGATTCTTTATGATTTAATTAATAAATGGGAAGCATTTGGTCCTGAATATAGAACACCAGAAACTTTAAGAGAGTTAAAAAAAGCTACTTACTTAGCACTAATAGCTTGGAATATTCTTGAAGGAGTAAGATTTTATGTTTCATTTGCTTGTACTTTTGCATTTTCTGAAAATAAGAAAATGGAAGGAAATGCCAAAGAAATTAAACTTATTGCCAGAGATGAGAATGTACACGTAGCTGGTACTCAATTTGCAATTAATAAACTTCGTAAAGATGAGTCCGAAGACTTTATTGATATTGCAAAAGAATGTGAAGAGGAAGCAATTGAACTTTACAGAATGGCTGCAGAAGATGAAATAGAATGGGCTGAATATCTATTTAAAGATGGTTCAATTATTGGTCTGACTGCTGAGATGTTAAAGAACTATATGATGTATTTAACAAATGTTAGAACAAGAGCTATTGGATTACCTAAGGTTTTTACATCGATTGGTTCAAACAATCCTTTACCTTGGATTGATCATTGGTTAGGACAAGGGTCAGTAGAAGTTCTGCCTCAAGAAACAGAAATCACTGCTTATATTATTGGAAAAACTTCAACAGATATTCACGAAACAGATTGGGCATAAAATGACACTAAGTAATTCAGAAGCGCTTCGTGCGCTTGCAGATTTTGATAAAATTCGTTCTAAGAATTGGAATAAAGATGCTTTTATACAATTAAATGATGTAGGATTTATTGTTTCTCAAGATGGAGTCCAATTAAACTGGAATATTTTGGCATTAGAAAATAAAAATACATGGGAATTTTTTTAAAAAACTATTTTAATTTTAATTTAAGTACAATTTTGATATAATATAACCATAAAGGATATAAATGGAAAATTGTTTATTTTATACGAGTAGGTCAGTAACAGGGACATTTGCTGTATTGTTAGTAAAATGTCTGAAAGTTTTAGAGGTTGATAATAACAAGATTGACTTTTTAACACCAGTCAAAACAAAATCTCATTCAAAATATATTAAAGAAGTATCAGGCTTAAATATTAATGAACAGAGAAATTTGTACGCTGATTATTATGATAAAAAAGCTAAGAATATGGCATCATGGCAAGAAGTGTACGATGATATTGATGTTTCACACTTGAAGGAGTATAAAAGACTTTACATAATGGGTGGTTTATTATTTCCTGCATCTGGTTTAACTAGATACAGCAAAAATGCTTCCAGTGTTCTTGCTGGTAAAATTTGTTTAAAATGGGTATCTGTTGGTATACATATTTTACATATTATTGCAATGCATAAAGCTCACGTATTATATGATATACCGTTACACGAATTTTCTTTAGATACTGATGAATTAAGTTCTAATCTGTTTGATGTTAAACAAAATCCAGAAAAATACTTCACATATCATATTTATGATATGCCTTCAGCTGGAAAATCCAGATTAGATGTGTTTAACTATTATCTTCTTAATAAAGCAAAAACTACAGTGGATTTGTTTGATGATTTTGAAGATAAACAGTACGATTTTACAATGGGGTGGACAGTGTTTCCAAATGGAAACAGATCAAAATTTTCTGAAAAAATTACAGAAATAGCTGGTCAATTCAAATCAGTTAATCTTTTTACTAAAGATAAAGTTAAGAATATTGACAATTCAATACCTATTCCAGAATATTTAAAACTAATTGAAAAAAGTAAGTTCACTTATATATTACCATCATATGATAATATGTGTTTTTCTTTATATAGATTTGTAGAAGCAATTGATTTAGATTGTTTGCCTCTGTTACACCCAGAATGTTATGTTGAAGATGTAGAAAAATCTTTTGATGTAGACTTTACACCATTATTTGTTAATACACCTATTCCAGAAGAATCCAGATTGGAGCTATTAAAATACTACAAGGAGAAATTATTGGTATTTGAAAAAGGCTTTGCAAAATGAGTAATTACAAGTAAAAATATTATTAAGTAATATTGTTATATAATAAAAACATACAAAGGTAAAGGTAATAATATGATAAAAAGTATAGAAACATCTAATCAGACGGGCTGGTTTATTGTAAATGAAGATATAGAAGTAAAGTTTGTTGAAGGAGACAAATTTACTGCAGATGTGAATTATGATACAGAAAAATATACAGAGAAAGAGATTGAAGAAATTGTTTCTGAACTTGTTGAAGAAATAATGGAATACTATTTAAAAAAGGAAAATAATGAGACTAATTAATCCAACAAGATACACAAGACAAACAAGACATACAAAGAAATTTGCAAAAATTACAACAACTCCTCCAATGCCATTTTTTAATCCAATAGATGATGATGATGAATTGGTTCATAGATCAGATTTTCACACCCTATTTATTGAAGAAGTGCCTGGAGAGAAAATGTCAGTACAGGATGAAAATGGAGAATACTTAGAAGGAATATACTCAGATGCAGATCCTTTTAAAATTTATAAATTATATGTTGGAGATTTTTTCGAAGAATCTAATCAACTTCACCCATTTTTTAATACTCTTGAAAAAGCAGAGCCAGATGATTGTTTAGAATTACATATTGATTCCAATGGAGGGTCATCAAATGAAGGAAAGTTGTTCTTTAATGCAATTAATAACTTCAATAAAGAAAATGTTGCAGCAGTGCTATCTTCTGGTTATTCAATGGGTGCCTTGTTATTCTGTATGCCTGACATTCGTATTGTTAATGAATTTTCTGATTTAATGTTTCACGATTATTCAGGAGTAATTTCTGGTAAAGCAGGAGATATTGAATCATCTCATAAACATAACTCTTCACATTTAAGAAACTTTTTTAAACGTTTAACATTAGATAAAGGATTCTTATCGCAAGAAGAATTTAATCTGTTAACCATTGGAAAAGAATTTTGGATGGATACTGAAGAAATGTGTAAAAGAGGAATTGCTACTCACGTTAAAACAAGAATAGGGACAATTTCTGCAGATGCATATCTCGAAAGTTTAAAACCAATTGAACCTAAAGTATCAAAAACCTCAAAACCAGCAAAACCAGCAAAAGCTCCTAAAGAACTTATGCAAGTAGAATCAATTCCAGAAAGAACCCCTACAAAATCCCCTAAATCCCCTCGAAAAAAGAAAGAAGCTTAACCGCTTCTTAATTCCTCCTTACACTTCTAAACTAATTCAATATTTTAATCTCCAATATAATTTTTTATAGTATAATATACTTATAAAAAATAACTAAAAAGGCTTAAAATGACTAAAGTTACACTACATAAACACAATCAACCAAGAGAAACAACAAAAGCTGTATATACAGATGTTACAGAACCAAATGGTATTGAATTAATCAAAAAAGAGGAAATTCAATTGCTTAAACCACTTTCAAAAGAACAAGCTCACGCACTTTGGAACATTACTACTGTTACTGAAAAGAAAATGGCAATTGTTATAGCACTCGAAGCTCTCACATATATGAATCATACTAAAACTCTTGATAGAATCACTAAGACAAAGAAAATTGAACATCTCGATATGTTAATTGCAGATATTCTGATTTATTCAGAAGATAGAGCAGAAGAATTTAATAAAAAAATTCTTGAAAAAGCTAGTCCTTTTCATATAGAAGAATAGTTTGAAAGTCTATTTAGGTAGAAATTTAAACGACAATTACTATATTCTTGTAACAGATGATATGACATTTTATTGGACAAAAGACACTACAGCAATAAATTATAATAAATTTGAAAATCCATTTGGTCCTGGGTCAAAGATTATTCAAAAATGGGTAAAAAACTGTACATCAAATGGAATAAAATACTTAGGTTGTTTCAATACTGATGAGTATCCTTCAATCGATGCTTATAAGAAAGATTATCCAGAATTTTTTATTTAATTTTCATTTTAAATAAGGGAATAATATGAAAGTACATTTAGGACAATCTTTAAAAAATAATTCCTATATTTTAACGACAGATGATAATAAATTTTATTGGACAGAAGATACTTCAGAAATAATTGGTGATAAATTTGAAACTTTAGAAGTTTATGAATACCAAAAATGGATAGAAAAATGGATAGAAAAATGGGTAGAATGCGGAATACAAAAATTAGGTTATTTTGATACCGATGAGTATCCTTCAATCAATGCTTATAAGAAAGATTATCCAGAATTTTTTATTTAACAATATATTATATAAACAAGGAACAAAAATGTTTTTAACTAACGACTATGTACTATCAAATGAGATTGTTGAGAAATCAGGTATTCATATTGCAAATATTTCAATGGGAATAAAACTTCTTGAGGATTCAAATTCGACGGCAGGCTCTGTTGTAAAGTATGGGAATTGTACTTTTTTAAATAAATATGCAAAAAATCTTCCAACATATTTAAAAAATTATATTCATAATCCTAGATGGACTTTTACAGACTTCTCTAATAAACTTCCTGTTACTTTTTTACAAGCAGAATTAGGAGTTCCTTTTAAAGATATTCAAGAAGGATTTAAAAAAGAAGGCATTAATGTTTCTATTCAAGAGATTGCAGGGAAACAATTTGCAGTCTTTCCAAAAGAATTTGCAGAAAGAATGAAAAAATCCACTTGGTATATTCTTACTGAAGAAGATTTTAACAGTTGTTTAAAAGCTGGAGATATTGATGGGGGATTTAAGATCAAGAAAGGAAAGTTCCTATCTTGGTACTGAAGAATTTTGATCGTGAGATTTTAAATTTACAAGTATAGCTTTTAAAGAGTTCGCATAAGTTTTTGTACTTATATAATTTGCTCCTAAAATAGCTGCAGATTCGGGTGAAATCATATAGAACTCTTTACCATTGAAATTAATCTTTTCAATCTGATATTTTGTAAATGATGGTTCTTGAGGAAGTTCTGGAACTTGTTGATAAACATATTTTGTTTCATATCTGATGTCCGGTTGACAAGCACATCCTAAAAATAATATACTACAAGCCGCCAATATTAGAAATTGTTTCATAAATAAAATCTCCTTCTGTTGGAATAATTTTAACATTTGTACAGTTACAATCTTTAATAACAGTAGCAGCTGGGTTTATATTTTTTTTCTGGAGTTCTGCCATTAGACGTTTAATATCAGATACCCCTTTGTTATTAATATCATTTAATTCAGAAATAAGATCAATTGATTTTTTAGCATCTTCTTCTAAATTTTTAATAGCTAATTGGTTTTTTTCATTAATACCAATAAGATTTCTGTTGTCATCATCTAATTTTACATTATTTATCTTTAAAACATTAATATCTTGTTTTAAAGAGTAAATATTATAATAAAGAAAAGCAATAAAAATACTGACAGCTCCGACAACTCCAATAACAAAAAATTTCCAATACATCTGGAAATACATAGAAATAGGCATCTATACATCCTTTAAGTTTAATTAATTCTATTTATATTAATTTTTACTTTAAAATCTGAAATATGTTAAAGTTAATTCAACATTTTAATATTTTTACTTTAATATTTTTACTTTAAAATTTAAAATCATATTTTTAATGATGGTTTAACAGATGGCATTTTTATATTTTGATAGTCGAAGTGATCAAAAGATAGGGTAATATCTAAAGTAAAATGTGTTTCGTCTGTAGTGTAATCATACTGCATATCAGCAATACTTTCTAATCTTGTGTTATGATATGTCCACTTCATAACATCGTGTCCTGAAGAATCTGTCACAGCTACCCAGAAATCAAAAGTTTTATCTGTAAAACTACCTGTAGTAAAATCCATTTGAGATTTTGCCAGGTCAAGTAGTTCATTATAAACTAAAAAGTTCTCGTCCATTATAACAGTAAAAGTCAATGAGCCATATGTTACATTATCTGCTGTTAAATGAAATTTTGAACCTAATCTCCCGCCCATTTCTGGATGAGAGAAAGTTACACCAGGAATAGATAGTGTTTGTAAATAAAATGGAACATTTGTAAAAACATCACTTCCAGCCATAATATTTGTTGTTTGAGCATAATTTACTGTATTCATTAAAAGTCCTTAATTTGTACCTATTTATAAAAATTAAGGATATTTTAAAATTTTAAGTACAATTTAAGTATAATTATATATTAAAACAAAGGATATAATATATGAATATTGAGCAATCGCTGTTTGCAAAACCAGCAAGACAAAAGCACGACTATACCACAGAATTAGAGTTAAAAAGTCTTTTAATTCGTTTAAATAACTGGAACAGAATTAAAATGTTAACCCCAGGTATTCATAAGCTTAGTCCATCCGATGAAAGGAAAAATAATAAAATTAACAGATATATTATTCTGCATACAAAGATTAATAATATCCAAGAAATATTTGAAAAAGATTATAAACAAAGATTAACTTCATTAAAGAGAAAACTAAAAGAAACAATAGTTACCATTTCAGAACAGACGCCTATTAATAAAGAATCTTATGAAATGTTCGGAAGTATCCTTATGCTTATGATTAAAAATATTCTTAAAAAACCAAATTTCTCTGGTTATTCATATAAAGATGATTTTTATTCAGATAGTATTCACAAAGTCTTGAAATATTGTCATAATTTTAATCATAAGCTTATTTCTGAACGCACTGGAACTGAAGTCAATGCATTTGCTTATATTTCTCAGGTTATACATAACTCAATCATTTATATTATTAAGCAAAAAGCCAAAGAGCAAGATAATATTAAAGATGTTATTTCACTAGAAATAATTTATGGAGAAATTGATTTAAGGAGTATTCATAAAAAGACAGATGCTGTAAAACACTCTCAAATTGAAGAACTAGAACAAGTAAAAATTAAAGTTGATTCTCTTGATGATACATCATTATCAGATATAATAAAAGAAATTCATTCTGAAGTTAAAGGAGATAAAGAGCTTTCAAAAACACAGTTCACTATCGAATATCCAAATTCTTATTTAATAACATTCGATGAGTATGACATAATTAAACCATTATTGAAAGGAAACATTAATATTGTTAGAAGCCATAAATAAAAAGTACATTATTTTAGGAGATACACATTTTGGCAAATCAAAAGGAAGTCCAAAATTTTTACAAAATCAGATGGATTTTTTTAATACTCAGCTAATTCCGTTTATGTTAAAGAATAATATTGACACTATCTTTCAATTAGGTGATTTTTTAGATAATCGCAAAACAATTGATGGATACGTGTATTCAAATCTTATTACTTTATGTGATACTCTTAGGGAAAATAAAATAAAGATTATTTTCCCTCTTGGCAATCACGACATATACTGGAGAGAGTCATTAGAAATTCATCTTTCTGATATTTTAAAAAGAATTTATCCTGATATTTTTACTATAATAACAGAAGAAACTTTTTTTAATATTAACTCAAAGCAAGTAGTATTTGTACCTTGGTTGACAGAAGGAATGAAAGTCAGTGAAAAAGTAAAGACAGCAGACGTTGTATTAGGACATTTTGGAATTAAAAACTTCGAAGTTGTTAAAGGAGTAGAGTCGTCTCACGGACTAGAAGTTGAAGTTTTTGGAGGAGCCAAGGTTTATTCTGGACACTTTCATAATATGCAAAGGAAAGGAAATATTTTATACGCTGGTTCTCCTTATCAATTTGATTGGGGATGTTATAAAGAACGAAGAGGTTTTTGGGTAACAGATTTTATTGGAGAAGATTTGTTTTATGAGAATTTAATATCATATAAACATATTAAAATTATTTATGATGATGTTCAAAATCCTGCTTGTCCTATATCACTACACGGAGTTCAGACTTCAGAAATTTCAGTATCACTCGAAGAATTCCTTGGAATGAAAGAGTCTTTAGAGGATCACAAGGTAAAGTTTATTATTAATACATCTGAAACCGGTGATCATATGAAGTGTATTCAGTTCCTAAAATCATTTGAAGATTTTGAATTTGATATTACAAATAACTTCCAAGTATCTAAAATTATTAATGCAGATTATGCATCAAGTTTTACAGAAGTAGGAA